CAAGATATTCACAAACGAAGAAGTGAAAGCATATATCAGCGAGAATTGGGATGAAGAATAGAACATATTCTTTAAAAAGGACATTGGGAAACGCAACTACGAGTTACGATTTACCATTTGCATATGTTTCTCCTGAAAAGATAGAAGCAGAGATTTTTAAAAAGACCTACGAGCTTTTAAGTGAATGAAGAAATCGCAAAAACGTATATTGGAGAATACGGTTGGTTATTGGTGGTGGGATTCTTCGCCGTCTTATTCAAAGATGTTATCCATAACGCCGTCGAAGCGTTCTTGGTGTTTGTTGGAAACGACTACAACTCCGACGACGTTGTTTATGTCGGTACAGGAGAAAAACCCGCAAGAATCGTCAGAGTAGGGGTATGGAAAACTACGTTCTATATGAAATCAGATGGAGACTGGAATGTTAAGATGGTAGTACCTAACGAAAGATTAAAAGAATTGGTTATTAAAATGAAATTGCCCGTTAATGGAGATAAAGGTTTGAAAACAGATGAATGACTTTGAAGTATTGATTAAAGTTATGGTAGTGATGGTAGTACCACTATTGATTGGTGTGTTAATCACAAGGAATGATAATGAATAATTTAGCCACAGGTAGAAAATGTAAAGTATGTGGCGAACATCAGCCATTTGGTTCAGATGGTTGGAGAGCAGTTAAGGCTATTGGTAAGTGAATGAGATGCTACCATAAAACACAAAAAGAATTAAAAAAACGGAAAAACGATGCCAAAAACGAGTAACCACGCCCAAATAATGACAGCTATTGCAAGATTTGAAGAACGGCAAATAACAATTTTCAAGCGTATTGATAAAATTGAAAGTCATCTTGCGAAAATCAACGGAAAGGTGCAAGACCAAGAAGTTAAGGTGGCTGAAATACGCACCTATGGGACAATGGCAGTTTTAATTATGCCGATTATTATTAACGCAGTAATGGGATTATTTTAATGCGACCTGCTTCTTACTTCTCCTCCTTTAACTGGGTTACCTCGGTTGTGGGTCGCATTCTCCCCTAAAAAAAAAGGATATATTATGAATTGGATATTAGAACATTGGCAGTCTATCATAGGCACAGTTGTTACATTAGCTGGACTTGGGTGGATTCCATTTACAAGGGCTTTATTGCTCAAGGGTATCAGGGTTGCTATGTCAGAAGCATTCTTAAAAGCATTGTTTTTTGACTTAGCTGGAAAATACGTTGCTTCGACAGATACAAAGCTGGATGATAAGTTTTTAGCACAGCTTGAAAAGTCGTTTGAGTAAAATGCCTAAATTTGGTAAAAAAAGTAGAGATAGGCTCTTAGGAGTAAAGCCAGAGTTAATTAATGTTCTTAATGAGCTTGTTAAGATTATGGATGTTACGATAATTGAAGGTTTAAGAACTGAAGCTCGTCAAAATGAGTTAGTAGCTCAAGGGAAATCTAAAACTAAATATTCAAAACATTTACGAGGTATGGCTGTAGATTTAGCTCCTTACCCTATTGATTGGGATGACAGAGAAAGATTTCACTATATGGGTGGAATGTTTCGAGGTATTTGTCAACAAATGGGCGTAAAAGGTCGCTGGGGGGGAGACTGGGACAGCGATGGGGATGTAAAAGACAATAGCTTCGACGATTTAGTCCATGTGGAGTTAATGGATTAATATATACTAATATAAATACTTGCATAGTGCCCTAAATGGCTGTATACTTACCTATAACAATACAAGGATATATATGCAAGAACTACTCACCGTCACCGAAGTAGCAGATGTGCTTAAAGTGACAAAATACACAATTAGGGAATACATAAAGGCTGGGAAGATAAAAGCGTCTAAGATTGGCGGAAAAGAATACAGAATCGCTAAGGGCGACCTAGAGAAATTTATTTCTGACTTGGAATATACACCCCATATTAATTAATTATTCTGAACGTTAAGTGAAGAATAATTAATTAATAAAAGGGTTTATAATGGAAAAAGAGACATCAACGGCTCGGCAGTTCTGCGCTAACTATGTTTGCGGTAAGTGTACGGGTGTTATGATGGTTAAAGAAAGCGCTACTTTGCGACTTTGGGTGGATTCAAATTATGCTGGCAAGGATTGTAAGCCGTTGGATTGTACTTATTTTAATAATATTGTAATCCCGGGAACGCCGAAGGAGGCATCATGGACGAGAAGATAATATTTGATGAGTTAAACGGAGAAGAACCCAATAATCAAGTACATATTGATAGGATGTTGTATAAAGTGGGCAAATTGGAGCGAGAAATCGAAAAGATTGAAGATTCGATAATAGAGTCCAAAGAGTTTTATGAGCGCCGTATAGACGCAATTAAGAAGCAAATACATGCTAGGGAGTTAATGATGGAGTCCTATGCAATGTCTCAGCTAGAAAACGGCATCAAAACAACAAAATTACCTAACGGGACTTTAAGGATTGTTAATCGAGTTAAAAAAACTCTTCCCGACGACGATATACTGCTAAAGTATAGCTACGCAAACAGCATAGCGACAAAGGTTGTTAAAAAGCCCGATAAGAAAAGCATCTTTGAGTACATAAAAGAAACGGGGGATGTGCCCGATGGTTACGACGAGACTGACGTTGTAAGTTTTTCATTCAAAACAAACAAAACTAACTAACAAAAAAGGAACACCGATGATAAAATACCACTTAGACAAGACATTGCTCCGTACAAATACTGTTGGCATAATAGTAAACGTGCTAGAGAAGTGCTTAGAGTCTCACATTAAGGGAGGCGTGAGAGAAGAAATAGACTATATTTTAGAACAAAGACAAATATCTATGGACACCACAAAACACATGAGAGCGTCGATTGTTGGGAGACCTAACTTATTTGGTAAGGGAGGCAAAAAATGAAGGAATTAATAAGCATTCAAGCAGAATTAAGTGTACCTAAGAATCAGCGTAATAACTTTGGTAATTATAATTATAGGAGTTGCGAAGATATATTGGAAGCCGTTAAGCCGTTGTTGAAAAAGAATAATTGTGTGCTAACATTATCAGATGAAGTTAAAATAGTTGGCGAAATTATTTATGTCGAAGCTACGGCGACTATTAAGGCGAAAGAAAACGAATTATCTGTTACCGCGCAGGCTGGGATAGACCCAAACAGGAAGGGGATGGATGTGGCTCAAAGTTTCGGTTCAAGTTCAAGCTATGCTCGTAAATATGCGCTTAACGGACTCTTCTCGATTGACGATACTGCGGATTCTGATGCTACTAATGAGCATAACACAAAGGAAAAAGCGCCTAAGTCAGACGAACCTTTAAAGTGGGATAATTCAGTGCGTACTCGCAAGCTAGGTTTCGGTAAGCATAAAGACCTTACATGGGAAAAAGCCCCAAGCGATTATTTGGAATGGGTGATGAATCAAGACGGAAAATATAGTGAGTTAGCACGTAAGGAATTAACGCTTAGAGTTGAAAAGAGAGACGAACAGGATGATAAGGACGCTCAAAGGATTAATACAATTACTATTACGATGAAATCCCTTATGGGGAGAGTTGGGACAACGAAAGGGCTTGCGTGGATTAACGAAAGGATTGGTAAGCGTAAGGTCGCTGAGTTAGAAGTTGAACAGCGCGAGAAATTGTTTACGGAATTTTCTGATTGGGTCGAAGCAGAAACATCTAATAAAGCAGAAACATCTAATAAAGCAGAGACATCTAATAAAGCAGAGACATCTAATAAAACAGATAAGTTGCCGTTCTGATGCAAGATACACAGAAATCGCGCATATTAAGGCACTTGCAAGATTGTGGCTCAATAACACCGTTAGATGCGTTGCGTGAATATGGTGTTTATAGGCTGTCAGCCATAATACATACACTGCGAAACGAAGGTAATAACATAGGTACGGAAATGGTAAAGTTCACAAACAGATACGGGAAACCAAATAACTATGCTAAGTACACTTATTCGGTGGCTGAAGTTGGCGAAACCATTGAGTTGGGATTATGACGCATCCATCGAAAGTTAAAGGGAATAAGTTTGAGCGTGAAATAGTCCGCACCATTAAAGATGCTGGTTTTGACGGAGAAAGGGCTTATGCGTCTGATGGTCGCTCGTTAGGAGAAAACGAGAAGGTGGATGTTCGTGCTACAATAAAAGGCAAAAAATATCTCATACAGGCTAAAATACGCAAGCAAATAGCTAAGTGGATAATTCCCGACACAGATTCCGTAGATATACAAATAATAAGACAGGATAGGGGCGAGCCACTTGTGGTACAGCCCTTATCTGCATGGTTGGAGGACAAATGCTCTTAGATTGGATTTACAACCTATTCGTGTTCTCAATTAGCATGCTTATCATGTCTATGAGCGCTTTCTGTATTTTGTTTGTGGTGATGTTTATTAAAGATGTTCATAGGAGCAATAAATGAAAATAGGACAAACAGTAACCGCAAAGCAAACTGATAGTGATGGGGAAATAAAATACATCACAGGAAAGGTGGTGATAATTACAGAAAACGACTTAGTATATATGGAGAAGAAATGGCCTCGGCGTGAGCAATACTGCGTAAAGGCGAGTGATATAATAATTAAAGGAGAAGATAATGAGTGGTAGCGGTAAAAATAAAAGACCAGCATTCCAATTTTATGCTGGAGATTTTTTATCTGATTATAATGTAGTATGTATGAATATGGCGCAAAGGGGCATATATATAACATTATTAGCCCATGCGTGGCTCGAAGGTGGAATCCCCGATAATACGGACAAAATAAAGCGATTATGCGGAAATCCAATAGAGTGGGACGATGATTGGAATGTAGTTAGAGATTGCTTTGAGTTAGTTGATGGAGATTTGGTTAATCCAAGAATGGAAAGAGAGCGACTAAAACAAATTGAGCGTTCAGAAAAAGCTAGGATTAATGGTGCTTTGGGTGGAAAAGCTAAGCAAACGCTTAGCAAACGCTTACCGAAAGCTAAGCAAACGCTTAGCTCTTCTAAGAAGAAGAAGAATGAAGATGAATTTGAAGAGTTTTGGAAATTATGGAGTACAACAAACAGAAAAGCAGACAAGAAGCGCGCGAAAGACTCATACATAAAAGCATTAAAGAGCGAAAAGCATGATGTAATAATGAAAGGATTGGCAAGCACTATTGAACACTGGGCTAAGACAGGTAAAGAAACTAAATATATACCGCATGCTAGTACATGGCTTAATGGGGAGAGATGGAATGACGACATTCCTAAATCGAATGCCATTAGCAACGTTGTGACAAAAACACATACCTATACCTACACTTGCGACAAATGTAAATCACAAGTAATTGTGAATGACAAGCTCAAATCCGATGAAGTGTTTTGCGATTGTGGTGGCGAGTTGTTAAGTAAGTATGAATACCAGCAAATGATGGCTAAAAAGCAGGAGAATAGTAATGCGCCAAGTAAGGCAAGAGCGAAGGAAGAAGAAGATTTTATGCAAGCGTTCGGAGGCATGGTTGAGAATATTAGCGCTTAAATCGTCGGTTGGCAGATTGACGACAAATAAAAGAAGCGCACATAGGGGGTTAATTATTGCTACCCACAATAGCCCCCTATGAATAATTTAGAACATTTAGATAAAGTGCGAGAGTTGTCGTGCTGTCTTTGTGGGGATGATAATTCGTCGCCACATCACATGAAAGCAATAGGCATGGGACGAAACAGGAAAAGAAACTTAAAAGAACATCTTTTGACCGTTCCACTTTGTATGAAGCATCATAACGAGTGGCATGCTATGGGGAATAGGGCATTTAACGTGAAATACCAAGTAGATATGTGGATGATAACCGCGATGATAATGGCAGACATAATACATGATAATCAATCTTAAAAAATCTCAGGGTGTGCTAGTTCCATCCCTTCCCGTCGATGAAGAAAAGCTCAGCAGGTGGAAGTTTGGCGACATCTTAGCATGCGAAGTCAGGAAGCCTAGGAATGCTAAATTCCATAGAAAATTTTACGCACTGATGAACGTGGTGTTTGACAATCAAGACAAGTACGACAAATTTAAAGATTTTATTCGTGAAATTAAGCTAAAAACAGGAGTGTATGACGAGCATATAACGACTAAGGGAGAAATTGTTTATATCCCAGGAAGTATAGCATTTCACAATATGGACGATATGGAATTTGAGAAATTCTATTCAGACGCAATAGACGTAGTTTTAAAACATTTTATCCCCACGACGCGGGAAGATACAGACAAAATGGTACAGGAGGTGCTAAGTTACGCATGATTAAAGAACAGCGAGACCATTTAGGGGCTCATTTAAAAAATACGGTTAGCAAAATATACCAAATAACAGACGGCATTTTAACCTTAACGAAGTTAGCACAAGCTAAGAAGATTGGTAAAGGGACGGCGTTCAAGCAGATAGCGAAGCTTACTAATGAGCTTAAGTATTTTACTGATGTCCCAGCTAGTATATCATATCAATTTTCGCCTTTTGACGTTATGGATGATGCGGAAAAATGGGAAAAAGAGAAGGCTAAGAGCAAGTTTATATTGACAAAAGAGAACGCGGACAAAGAAATATATCCAACTATTGACGATATTAAGGATATAGGGTTAAATTAATTATTGACGATATTAAGGATATAGGGTTAAATTAATGTACCTTGTATATCTTATATGGTGTTTGCTCGCAAGTTAGTTAGGGGAAAAGGCGCTTATTTTAGCGCCTTTTCTTGTTCTTTAATAACGTGCTTAAGTAATTTTACCGAAAACCTTAAATCATCAATATTATCACATGCTTTAATTAGGTCTTTCTTAATTGCGTCTATTTCCGCTCTAATATCGCTTATTTTATTTTTAGCGTCTGTTTCTGTTATGTTTGTAAATTTCACTTTTAATCTCCTTTTATTAGCATTGTAATTAGTTCATCCACCTTCGCCGTAATAGATTTCACTCTTTTTCGGTGTTTGTCGTCGTGTTTATTAGGCTTGTGGTCGGCACAATGTGGGCATGGTGTTAAATATGATGGACTCATTATGTCGGCATCGTATTTATAGTCGCCACAATATAGGCATTTCATTTTTTTCTCCTTTTTTCTGCTAAAATCTCTTCTAATTTATCAGTAGCTTCTTCTTCTAGCACGTTTCTAATGTTAATATTGATTAAATCAATAGCATTCGGATTCTCGCCGAATACATCAGAAGGGATATTAGTAGCTAAGCTTAAATCGGAATTAGCGTATTGAAGTGTGTCCCAAAAGTATATAGGTATATTCATATCAATTATTTCATAAATTAACCCGTAAGGGTCTCCGCTCTCAAGCAGTTCTTCGCGTAATTCTGCGATTTCTTCGAGCACATCTGTCTTAAGACTTTCAATATCACACTTATTTATTTCGCTCATTTTCTTCTCCTGTTAATTTACGTTGGTTTGTGTTAATATGCAACATATAATATGGGGGCAGACGCTCCGCCCACCCCCAGCACACCATGATTTAAGCTTCCGCTTGACCTTCTAATTCGAGAATCGCTCTTGCAATCGTTCCAGCTAATGCTAGGTCGAATGCTACACCTTTTTTAGTAGGGACGAAGTCATCGTTGTTCTTGGTTTTAATCCAAATGCGCACTTGTCCGAATGTTCGCTCATTTACGGTGTCTTTTGTAACGAGAATTTTGCTAGATTCGGTTAGTTTGATTTCTTTGATTGTCATGTGTATTTCCTTTTTTTTGTTGTGTGTTATGCCTTAGCAGGCGGTTGTGTCATCATTGTCTCGAATAACTCTTTTAGTTCGTCGGGAACGGCATTGTCAGATTTACCTATCGACACGCTAAGTCTTACTCCTTCGGCGCGCTCTTCTCCGTCGATAATAATTTCATCGTCCATATTAATTGCGCCACATCCCCTAGCAAAGCTACTGCCGTTAAATTGCGCTCCGACAAAAGCATCATCAAGTAATTCAAGTAACGGATATATGTCTTTATTAATCCTGTCAATTATTACCGAGACTAGCAACACTTTATCTTTTTTGCTCATATCAGAGTTTATGCAAGCACTTTCTACTGCGCTTAATATAATCGAGTTTGAGTACACTAATACTCGTTCTACTAGCGCTTTCGACTCTGCGTTTTCTCCGAGCAATTCATCTTTTATGTTGGCTAATTCAATTCGTTTGTCAGTCATGGCGGACTCCTTTATTTATTAATATATTATTACTTTCACTATGTTTCAGTAATAATATATTAAAAGAGTTCCCCAACAAGCGATTTAAGTTCTAATTGTTTGTCTGTATGTTCTACTTCAACCCAACCATCCTTAGTTTCGACCGCTACTATATCATGGGCATAGATAGAGCCTGTTTCGTCGAATAAGCCCACTTCAGACCCTTTTGTGAATATCATGCGGGTATTTCCTCGCATGTTATCCATCATAATACCTGTTACGGGCGCTCCTAATTGTACGCTTTTAATTCGCATACCTTTTTTTATGTCGTTTGTTTTCATGGTTATTTCCCTTTCAGTTTTAGCTCTACGTGTATGACCTTTCCTTCAATCTTAACACCGAAGGTGTTAGCATGCTCTCTAATCTCTTGGTCTGTTAAGCTAGACGCGTAATTCAAGTTATCCGAGTATACTAACTCACGAAGTTCTTTGTCGCTCATCCGCTTGGTCATTGCCGACTCCTTTGTTTTATTTAATTATTTATTCTTTCACTAACGTTTCAGAATAAATAATTAATGTCCGTGATTAAATCCGTAATAATATTCCTTGCCGTCACTAAGGAATGGTACAAGTATGTAGTCCACAAAACCGCAACAACCCTGTTCTTTGCTTACTTCGTATGCTTGTTCGCTCTCGCGATTTCCTTTTTCGGCTATACGAATATTATCCACACAATCATAGTAGTCGCCACCATGAGCTACCCCTAGCACATAATCTTTAATATCCGAAGGGATATTAGTATGCTGTTTTTTCATTTTATCTCCTTATCATTCTAGCACCATCTTTTAAGATGATGACGTTACCCACAATTTTTCTCGCATGTTCGCCAAAGTTAGCGCGCCATATTTCAGACGCGCTTTTATTTATAGGCAAACCTTTAAGGCGACCATCTTCATCCATTACCATATTTGTTTTATCTTTTTATCTTTTAGTAAAAAGATAACTTCTAGATACCCACCTATATATTCGCGCATTTGCTCGAAAGTCATTTCGTTGTTGGTTAATGTTATTATCTCATCCATATTGGTTTCTCCGCTAAATCTTGCATCATTTGTGCTAGTCCATCGACCGCCTGTTTGTCATCTTTGACAAATTTCTGTTCGACCACATGAAGCAGGTTAAGTTCTTTTTTATACACGTCCGTTACTTGGCGTTGATAACCCAAGCCATCATAAAATCCGTATTTTTTACTCATCAGACCAAAGCATTTGTCTCTAAAGAGACCTGGGAGTCCCGACGTTAGCATTCTGTGAATATCCAATGGCTCATTAGCCATTTTCATTGGGATGCTCATTCCAAAGTATTTCCAATCTTCACTGCCTTTATATTCGACGAAGTTAAATACGATTATTTCGACGGCATAACCAAGTTTATTGATTATGTCTCCCATGAGCGTAATTGTAGCACCTAAGCGGATAAAATCTCTTTCGGTGTGTCCGTTCGCAACTCCAATATTCATTCCAATTCGGACGTTAGCACGCTGGGATTCTCTATTAGTCGTCGTCCAATATTGGGAGCTTCCACCCATTAGTCTCGACATACTAAGGTCATCTCCGTCATCACGCACCACTCTTTTTCTCTTACATGAGAGTCCGCGACCTAGAAATTTAGAGATTCCAGCTTTTCGTTCTAACATAGCACGTTGTTTATGGTATTGCTCATAAACTTTTCTCGTTGTTTGCCCCATTTTTAGGGCACGTTCTAAGTTCTCGCGTCCCACAACTTCCTGTCCATAAGTCCATTTTTCTCGCGATTTATTATCTTCGCCACCTATATCTTCCCAATGATACTCTCCAGCGTCTATGCAGGAGAGCATTTCATTCATATCGGTAAAATGGATAACGGCAGTATTGTCTTCAATCACCTTCGGTGTTAAGATATTTTCGTGATTCATTTGTAACTCCTTTTTAGTTCATCGACGGCAACTTTATCCTTTTCCATGTCCGTCCAATTAAGTGTTATCATGTCAAGTAACCAATCATTACTTTTTCCGACTTTACGCCATCTTTGTCCGTCGAGAAAGAGTCTAGTGCTGATGGTTCGTTTAACTGCGTTAGCATTCGTTCTACTGCGTAAGTCCCATAGCATATTCGCGGTTTCTATAAAATCGCCGACCAAAGCACGTTCTATGTTTTTATCATAGTCGATATAAACTTTCACGGCTTGCAGTCTGTCTAGCGTAGCTAGGTCAAGCTGACCACGACCAGCATAGTCGAAGTCGTTTCCGTCTCCCCATGTGTTCGTAGCTACGGCTACATTAAAACCGTCGTCTTTTAGCACCATAGGGTTGTTTTTGTCATTCGGTGTCGATAAAATGCCCTGCCCATCAAACACGCTATTGAATACAAGACCACAATTCGCGTCGAAACCGTCAAATTCGTCCAAAAACAGGAAGTTTCCTTCGCGAAAAGGCTTGGACACCAATCCGTCAATAAAAGTGCCGTCAAACGTCATTCTCCCTGTTAAATGGGCTTCCGTCACTCCAGCAGAACCTTTAACGTAATGGTAAGTACCGTCAGTCTTATCAAATCCTAGCGCTTTTGCTGATTGCTCTACTAGGTGCGATTTTCCTGTGCCACTTGGGCCACATAACCACACACGACCGAAATTTTTTAAGCATTCGACCACGGTGGGGAAAGCTTCGTGAGTCAATCCACCAGTTTCAGACACTTTAACGTCGTTAATGTGTACTTCGATTGGACGTTGTAAGGATGAAATTTTTACATCGACCTTACGAAGTAAATCGTCCTTAACTTCGGTTATTTCGGAAGTTAGCATGGATTGAGTTTCCGAGACTGCATTACTTATGGTCTCGTTCACGCTATCACCTATATTACCCATAACGGCGCTAACTAGCATGTCAGTTAGTCCGTCGGATTTTGGTGTAACTTTGATTGTTGGTTTCGGTGTCTCTTTGATTGTTGGTTTCGGTGTCTCCTTCGGAGTGTTGTCACGCTTAGGGATAATTCCGTCAAGCATGTATTTTATTTTTTCGGATTTGCTAGCAAATTGAACCCACGAAGTGAGTTTGCCATTCTGTTTGCATTTTGCTATGCAAAGCTTCCGAAGTTTTTTGGTGTTCATGTTATTCAGTTCGTAATATTCATACATGGTGTTTTTTCTCCTGCCGATTTCGGCTGTTAGTGTTAGTATATAGCACCTTCAGTTCCTTCAGGTGCTATATACTAACTATTGGTTTTGTGTTAGTTTATGGTTAATTTCTCGTCGGTAAATGGGATTGTTTCTCCATTATACGTGACAAACCATTCGCCAGCTTTTTGATACACATGGAAACCTAGTCCGAATTGATTAGACGCTTGGTTCATGCGCGTTTTAGTGGTATTAGTCCACCAGCCACCTGTTTTAAGGGTTATTTTGCCGTTATTGACGGCAACGACATCAGTATTGTGGTATTTCACGACAATATTGCCGTCTATTTTGGTTATGCTGGTAAATACTTTACCAACTTTTTGAGTTTGTGCCATTTTATGCTCCTGTTTTTATTATGTAAAAGGGTATTTCGGACGAATTAATCAATTTTCGCTCTATCAGTGGCGGTTTATCGTCAAATAACCACTTGCGTTCTATATATACCTGTCCGCGGTACGCAGGAAGGCTATAATTGAGTTTCCAAGAGGTTTTAGTCATCATTGACTCCTATTGTTACGAAGGAAAGCGGTTTCCCTTCGGATTTTTGAAAATATGTGAAATACTAAGCTAATGCAAAGCATTAAAAAGAGTGTATTCATGGTGTTTGCTCCCTTGTTTTAATTATTAGCACCTTCATTACTTTACGGTGCTAATAAGTTAAACGGTCTGTCTCATCAGTAGCACGGCGACCAACCTGCGCTATACCGACAGCATAGCCATCGGTTTCGACTCTACTACTTGGAAACTATCTTTATATCCATAGTGGGTTTATCTGAATAAAAGTATGCGTCGACCCATGCGCCTAAAAGATTTTCCTTCGGATGCGCGGTATCATTATCCAAGTCATTAAGTATGTCGGCTTTACTCTCCAGCCAATTATCCTCATCAAAGAGAAGCCTGTCCACTTCAAATCTATCATTGCATTGCAAATACATCATATCACTTGGGTTATTAAGGGTTAAATACCCCTTACTATCAAAATATATTACTAGGATGCTATTCATGGCTATTCACTCCATTAGGCTATTATTGGCTATACTCTCGGTATAGTTGGCTATAGTGGAGACCTTCCCCAGCTATGGCTATATTTAGCACGCATTCCAGCCTAGAGAATGCTAGCAAATAGTGTTCAGAACACACGGATTTTCACGCACATCTGCGAAATTAATCGCGACCACTAGACCACCAGCAGGAGTCGAACCTAGCACTTTACCGACGGTAAAGCATCCGATTGGTGGTGTATTCCCTTCGCGCTAAGATTTCACGCCTAGCGCGGAGACTTTATGCGAGCGTAGAAGAATCCCAAGAGTCGCCTTGTTCTTCTAGCACGCGTTCTAACCCGTCGATAGCTGAGAGCCAAGCTTCTTCACGCGCTTTTATTTCGCGTTTATTCATGCGAAAGTCTTCTTCGAAGACTTCCAAAGCTACGGCGCTTTTTGGGTCGCCTTGGACTAAGGCTTCTAGCTCCTTCGCATGAAATAAATCCATCTGCGCGGTTATATCATGCGCGTCTTCTGTTCCTGCTTGGCTATTGATTTCTTGGATTTCTATTGATTTCGTTGTCATGGTGTTTCTCCTTCGCAGGGTATTAGACCTGCATGCGCTTTATATAAGCGCGTTAGTTAGTCCGCCAATCGGTGCTGAATTGCCCTGTGACGGAGACCAAACTTACCACATAACCCAAGCCATTCCTAGCAATTTCCACCTATACCGACGGCATAGAGAAGCTGGAACCGTGGGTTTATGGGTGTATTGTCGACGCTATACCGAAGGACTCACAACGAGAAAAGATAAATGATTGCACGCATGCTAATTTGGGCTTCTACGCGTAGGAACGTGATTTGCGCACTCAACGGGATTTGGGAACGCGAAACGCGTGAAGGGTGGGGTATCCCTACGTAAAGTACACCTCATCCATTTTACGGACAATTTTCAAGTAAGCAAACGCTAGGCGAGTGCTTAGGTAGTGCTTAAAGGGAGTAGTTATCAGTGTCAAGTAAACGCTAAGCGTTTGGTAAGCAAACGCTAAGCTAATGCTAGAATGTTTATTGGTTTATATTGGTTGATATTAATTATCATAGTAAGCGAATGGTAAGCGAATGCTTAGCACTTCTATGAAGTATGAAGTAGAAGTAAAGAAGTATAGGTAAACCTAACGCGCGCGCGTTCAACGAGCTTTTAAGTTGTATTAAAGTGTGTTTGTTTTTATATTATTGATAGCTGATATTATTTTTTTAATAAAATTTGGAGTTGAGATGCCTTTTGAGCTTAAGGATGATACGTTTAGTTTATTTTTTAATGAGAAGACCAATGATGCACAGCCTGATATGACTGGGAATGGTAAGATTGGTGGTAAGGATGTAAAGTTAGCTTGCTGGAAGAAGGTAGGTAAGAGTGGTAAGGAGTTTTTCAGTTGTAAGGTTGAAGATAAGGATGCTTACAGGGGTTAGATGGGTTTATTAGACCAAATATTAGCTTTATTTGAAGATGGTAAGTTCTATAGTGAGCAATCTGAAATGAATGATGCTGGAGCTGACTCTTCTATGGCTGATTTTTTAAACAATTCTTATGCTAATGATGAGCAGAGGGCTTATTTAATGAAATTGTGGGGTCTCGGGCAGAAGCCTTTTGTTAAGCAGGGTGATATAGGCAGACCTAAGTATAAGTTCGGCGAAAATCCTTTTAGGGGTAATTCTATAAGGACTCCAGATACGCTTATGATTGATAAAGGTTCTTTGAATGATTATTTGGGGGAGATTTCACATGCTATTGACGACCACTTAACCACCCCAGCTGGTAAGGGTGCAAAATTTGCTGAATGGCAGGCTGATAGTGCTAAGTATGGAGATATACCGTCTTACGGGCACCTGATTGACGGGGAATATTACAGACCTATTGCGGAAGATGAGCCTATGGATGATGCTTATGAGATAGGCGGGAGCCTTTTTGTAAAGGATTCTGATATTAATAATTTCCCTAATGAGATGCGAGCACATAGGGTTATTCAAGAATTTTTAAGAGATAGCTACCCAGAATGACGTTTTCTGAAAGATTGGGGCATGGTTGCTGGGGGTGTAAATATAGGCAAAAAGGTGGTATGACATTTTTTGGTTTTTGCTTGTATTTCGAGAAGCTTGGGAAAGAAAAGAAAGAGATTACAGCGGGCGTTGCGGACAAGGGCTGTAGTTTTAGAGATGAAGGTTAAGTGTCGCGGTAAGGTCTTTGATGTTTACGACGTTAAAGACGCTATTGAAAAAGGCATAAAGCCTATTGAAAATTGGCGAAAAGCTGTTGCTGGGGACTGGATAAGAACAAACGACGATAAGGTGTTACAAGTCGTAAGTACCAGAAAAGAGAATCCAAGCAATGTTAAAAAAGCTTATCTGTTCATAAAGACTGGATACGGAGATTACCCAGCACACAGAACTAAGATTTATTCGGGGAAACAGAGAACTAAAGAAGACACCAGATACTCAGGAAAGGAGCTAATTAGAGATGTTAGACCAACAACACTACAAAAAGCTTTTGTTGACAACCTATTCTTATCGGGGGATATTAACGAACAAGGAATGTGGGGAATCGAAGCCGTTGTATCTGCCTACCAATCGGTATACTCTGACAATAACCCAGAGCAAGCAATTAGACGCGGTATGGCGATACTCAGGAAAAAACACATCAAGGAGTATATTAGCATGAATATGAGAGATAAACTTATTGAAGCTGGCTTAGATGATAACTTTATAGCAGAAAAGTACAAAGGAATGATAGACGGGGACGATGTTCCGCATGCGACCAAATTAAATGCCTTAAATAGAGTTAGCGATATGCTAGGACACATGGCTAAGGAGAAAAAAGAAGAGAGTATTGAAGGAATATTCGCCTTAACCGATGGAGATATTAAAAAATTAGCATCCGTTAGGCAAAAATACGCAGAGGAGAATTATGTCTTACAAAACGTCAGAGACGCGAACTAGCCACATAGAAGTAGATAACGACATAAAATATGGCGTAATAGAGATAAATGGCACTAAAAGACAACTAGATGCCGATGTTACTGAGTTTATTATTGAGCTTATTGACGAGATTGACCACCTAAAAGAACAACTAGAGTATTTCTACAAAGAATCGGGTAACGCTTGACTCAAAAAGAAAAAAATCAAATGATGAGAGCCATGTATTTGGACATCTTCACGTTTGCTGAAGTCTTGTTTGGCGACCCTGATAACTCTATGCACTATCATGTTCGCAATAAATCACCAGATTTTCATAGAGAAATAGCAAAAACGCTTATTTCCATGAATGCTGGGGAAAAATTGGCGGTTGTAGCACCTAGAGACCACGCTAAATCGACCTTTATTAACCTAATTTACCCATTGCATCGCATTTTATTCGGGGAAGAACGCTTTTTATTGCTTATCTCTGAATCTGAAATGCAATCTAAGTACAATTTAGAAGCCATTGGGAATGAAATTGAGTATAATCCTAAATTAAAGTATTTTTTTGGGGATAGACGACATACGTCTTGGGGGAAAGAAGAAAAAGAGATTATCGGCAGGTTTAATCCAGACGGAACACCTGCAGTTGTATGTAAATGCCTTATTCGGGGGACAGGGCAGAAGGTTCGTGGGCTTAAATATGGCGCTTACAGACCAACATTAACGATTATCGACGATGGAGAAGGTGAATCTAATAGTGCTACCCCTATGGCAAGAGATAAATTCCGAAGATGGCTTAATGGTGCTGTAATCCCAGGAAGCGGAGATGCTAAACTGGTCTTTATTGGGACTATTGTAGATAGCGAAGCTTATTTGAATAGAATTGCTGGGCCAATGGCTTATAATAAAAAAGGCGAATACAAGGTAAAGGGTTGGAAATCTTTATTTTACCAAGCAATACCGCAAAATACACCAAAAGGTAAATTTGTAACAACTGGAGCTGAATATCTAGATAAAGACGGCAATATTCAAGTCTTATGGCCAGACAGAAGACCGTATAAATGGCTCACAGATGAGAGAGAACGCCTTAAATCTGAAGGCGATATAGCTTATTTTTACCAAGAATACCAAAATATCCCTGTTGATGACTCTTTTAGAGTCTTTAAAGAAAAAGATATGATGTTCTGGGAAGGAAGATTTATGAGAGAAGAAGGTCAATCTTATATTTTAAGAACTACCGACGGGACTAGAGAGAAAATACCAGTAAATACCTTTATTGGGGTTGACCCAGCATCTTCAGAGAACGTAAAAGCAGATTATACCGTAATTATGGTTGTTGCAGTCGATAAAGAGTTTAATATTTACGTTGTTGACTACTTTAGGGGACAAGTAGCACCAATGGACGGTGCTGACAAGATTTTTGAGCTAGCAGACCAATATTTCCCTAGAGATATTAAAATTGAAGAAACAGGACATGTCATGCTAGCAGATTATATCCTAAGAACATCAAAAGAGACAGGGCGTTTTTATAATATTAATACTCGGAAAGCAATTAAAGCTAAATATTACAGAATTAAACAAATGCAACCATACTTTGCGTCTAAATCTATCTTTTTAAAAGAAGAGCACGACGAACTATTACATGAACTTTTAAACTTTAGAGAACATGGAACATTCAAAAAAGATACTCTGGACGCTCTTAGGTGGGCAATAGACGATGTATGGAAACCAGATGTAGAGAAAAACGAGAAAGGTCAGTGGTTAGCACCAGAACCAACAGCAATCGTTGACTGGGAAACAGGACAAACATTCAGCGCTAGTGAGTATTTTGCATAAAGTGAGTATTTTGCATAAAATGACTTTGATTATAAAACATATTAAATTACATTAAGCCCAGTAAAATGATAAACTTAAAAGACCTAAACACAAGAGAAATCAGCGCCGAAGATGTTCGGAGTGACTATATGTTGTTTGAAAGTTCGTCTAGTGAGCACAGATACCAAATGGCGGAAGACCATGAGTTTTATCTCGGTAATCAGCTTACTTTAGGACAAAAAAATTATCTTTTAAGTGTTGGGCAACCTCCAGAATCTAATAACAAAATAAGACCAGCCGTAGAAGCTGTTTTATCAAATATAGCGTCGTCATCCCCAGAATGGGATGTTCATGCTGTAGGGAAAACAGACAATGATACTGCCTATGTCTTTAACCAATTATTAGATAAAATATGGTACGAATCAGACGCAGATGTCCACTTTAGGCAGATGTGTAAGGACTATATTATCAAGGGCGTAGCTTACGCCTATATCTACCCAGACTGGAAGGGTGACGGTGGTCTTGGGACAATGAAAATGAAGAGAATGCCACCTGAGTCTATTTTTGTAGACCCTAATTGTGTTATGCCAGACTTTTCTGACGCAAGTGCAATCATTTACTCAGATATAGCGACTAAAGAAAGCATGAAAGTGTCTTTTCCTCAGTACACAAACCTTATTGAAGATGCTGAAGAAAATAATCAACTCAATGAAAAAACATCTGGGAAATACTCTAGAGATGCTGTGGAAACTCGAGGTCTTTCTGGCTCAGACCATCAAGCGATGGTGAGAAAATACAGTTATTTTACTAAAGTCAATATTCCGCATGTTATGATTATAGATAACATTACAGGAAAAAATAAATTATACAACAAAGACCAATACAAAGAATTAATACAGGATGATAAGTATAATGGGATGCTTGAAGAAGGCGTTATCTCAGAGAATCTTTCTTATCAAACTAGAGTTAGGGAGGTTTTTGTCATTGGGGATAGAATAGCTTATGATGAAATACTCCCAATAGATGAATACCCTATCGCAGTAGCTTGTAATGAGCATACTGGGAACCCTATGCCTAGCGGAGATGTTAGACACGCCAAAACTCCACAAAGGATGTTAAATAGGACGGAAGCTTTAATTATATCCCATACTAACGCTACTACTAATTTTAAACTATTACACGAAGATGGAGCGATAGAAGCCTCAGAAATAGCTAAGTGGCATGTGCCTAATGCTGTTATACGTGTAAACCCAGGAGCCTTAGCTTCGGGGAAAATAAAAGAATTTGCCCCACCAGCAGTGTCATCTCAACTATATACAGAAAAAGCCAGATATGAGATGGACATAGAAACTGTTTTCGGGGCATATAAATTTCAACAAGGAAACCCACAGGGCGCTCCTGGGACTGTCGGTGAAGCGCAAATTATAGATGAAGCATCTTCTCGAAAGCAGAACTGGAAGATTTTACCAATTTATGACCTACTGACTAGGGTAGCTAAAGTAACTACACAATGGATGCCACACGTATATGACCAACAAAGAACTTTAAGAATTGTATCTCCTACTGGAGAAGAAAATGAAATGAAGCTCAATATTCCAGTTATAGACGACAAAACTGGAGCTGTTATGAAATTATATGACATGACTAGCGCTAGATTTGATGTTAGAGTCGTTGTTGGTAGTACACGCGCTAAGTCTCCAATGGCAGAATTACAAAAAGATTTAACTCTATTAAGCTCTGGAATCTACGATAGAACCCAAGTAATTATGAATATGAAGGGTGACGTAGACAAGGTATCTCTAATGCAGAGAATGGGCGAAATAGACAGCTTGCGCTCACAATTACAACAGACGCAAGAAGAACTTAAGAGAATGCAAGGCGACTTGCAGACTCGCGAGAGAGAGATATTCCATGCGAATATGAGGGCAGAAATCAGTGAAGCCACAAAACCTGTTGCACAGGCGGTTGATAAGATTAAGTCCACAGCAAAGCTGGAAGAGTCTCGACAGAGAGACAAGACCCGAATGGTCGGAGAGGAATTGTCTCTGCTGAAAAATGAAGCGATTAACTCAACACAGGAAGCTTCGCTAAATTAGCGGATAACTTCAAAAAGGAGCATCGAAAATGGAAGACCAAAAGCAACAAGAACAGATGAGTGAAGATAACCTAATGGAAGAATTAGATTCTTTCAATAACGGCTCTTCTCCCGAAGAACCTCAAGTAGAGGCGGAAGCTCAACCTGAATCTGTTGAAGAAAAGGCTGAAGAAAGCCAAGAAACCGAGATTGAGCAATGGCTCATTGAAAATAAATTCAAAAACGATGAAGAAGGAATACAGAAACTTTCAGAAGCGTATAAATCGTTACAATCAAAGTCTGATAAAGACCGTAACGAGTTTGCGAATAAGGAAGAGAAGTATGAAAAACTTCAGCAGTTGGATAATTTCTTAGCAACTAATCCAGATGTGGCGCAAACAATAGTCGCAGAGGTGCAGTCTAAGAGAGAGAATATGAATCGTCCGCCTGTAAAGCCAGACGATTATGATATTTTAGATGAATCCGTTGATAACTCTAGCTCCGCAAAATGGAGAGCAGATTACGACCAATGGCTTATTGGTCAAGGGTCATCTCAAGCCATTAGTGAGGTGAATAAGCTTAAAGCTGAACTTAGTGAAGCTCAAGCATTTGACGCTGAAACTGCACATTTGCAGAAAATGGGGTTAAGTGATACAGAGATTGTCGAGTATCGACAGTTTATGACTGACCCGAATAATGTAAGTCAGGAGAACTTGGTTAATATTTGGAGACAACTTTCTCAGCAACCAAAGGGTAATCCCGTAAAGCCAAAAAACAAACAAAATAGCCCAGCTTCAGTGACTGGGAATACTCCACCAGCTATTCAGCCAGAGGAGAAATTTGTTGATGATTTTTGGAGTGGGATTATGGCACATAGTAACAAAACATAAATAAAGGAGCCTAATTATGGCTACAACATACGGTACTGGTACAGCCCTACAGTTCTCTGACGGGACACAACGTCAAGTCTTAGAGCTTGGGTCTAAAATCCATTACTACAATCCTAATGTTACTCCTATCTTTTCACTTTTTGGAATGAAGTCTTTGGTGACACCAGTTCCTATCTTTGAGTGGATGGAAGACGAGTACATGATTAAAAAGAGCGTTAAGCTCAACATTACATCTTCGGATGTTCAAGACACTACATTGGCTGGTGTAAATGGTGATAACACGATTGTTACTGTTGCAAAACAAGCTCAAATGGAGATGTTTGAAGTTGGTGGAATCTATAGCGCAAGTGCATCTGGCGGTTCAGCCGCTCTTGACACTGCTGTGACTCACCTAATCTGTATTGCTGTTGGGAAAGATGTTAATTTAGCATCTCCGACAGACAAAATGGTTCAGTTTATCGGTGCTCACGCTCACGCTACTTTAGACGCTTATAACGTCGAAGCTACAGCTAATGGTACTGACTTAATAACCACAGATGCTTCTGGTGTATTGACGTTAGAATATGTTGCTAATGCTGGTTTATTTTATGACAATGGCTCAGCAACATCTTACTACGGATACCAAACACATAGTGGTACTAATGGTTTTGGGCAAGCAAGCTTCGCAGATACTGACTACTTTATTCGCGAGAATGGTGTAGCAGGTATCGCTGAAGGTTCAGCCGTTGGTTCAGAAACTCGTAAAAAAGTTCGTAGGTTGAAAAACTGTACGCAGATTTTCCGCGAATGTTATACGGTTACTGGAACAGCTAAAGCGTCCAAACATTATGGTGGTTCTGAGTTGTCCCGCTTACAAGCTCGTAAGCTTGCTAAGATTAAAGGTGACATCGAATGGGCAATCTTAACCAATGGTGCTTATTCTCTTGATGATTCAAACGAAAATCCTAAACGAACCTTCCAAGGTCTCGGCGTAGGCGGTAGTGCTGGTGCTATCTCATCTTTGAATGGATACTCAGATACTAATCTACAATGGGATTATGATTCGTCTGATGGTGGATTAAATGACCTTGATAATGTTGTCGAGTATATGTTCTCAGACATGGTGTCTGGTTCAATGAAAAAGACAGTGTTTGCTTCTAATAAGTGGATGGTGCGCTTAGCGCAAGCCACAAGAGCAGATAACACTGGATTCTTCGATACTGGAGAAAAAACAGAGTCTGGCTTACGTGTCCGCACGTATGTAGGCCCAGTTGGGGAGCTTGAGTTTGTAGCTCATCCTTACCTAAAAGGTGCTTATGAAGACTATGCTGTTGCGATTGACCCAGCGAATTTCTCAATTCGCCCATTGGCTGGTCGTGATATGCAACTTCGTCCTGACATCGTTAAAGATGGTCGTGATGGTCAAACTGACGAATGGTTGATGGAAGTCGGCGTTCAAGTTCAGAATGAGCAAACTCACGCTATCCTAAAACTGGTTTAATACCAAATCGCTTCGGGGTAGGTTCGCCTGCCCCGTTGCGCAGATAATGCCTAAAACGACTTATGGAACGGGAGCTACTGGGTTTTCAGATGGCTCTAGTCGATTAGTTAAAACAATAAAAACATCAAGGATACGCAATAAGCGTAAGAAAAAATGCGATACCAAGAAGCATACGACCTAATAGATGTAGGGATTACGGAAGCAGAGATTAATTTCCCTGTTTCTCCTGCCATGAAAGAGATATTTTTTGACCAATCCGTTGAAGAAGTTGGGATGCGTTATGTTCGCAAGAGAGACATGGAGTCTTTTACCACATCTTCTAAAGAATATGTATTTACAAATACCAACATAACAGACCAAATAATTAAAGTAGAACTGGATGGGGCTGACGTTCCATTTGTAGATGAATCTACTATAATATCAACATCTTCGGACGATGACGTGTCTAGAATAGGGTTTTATTTAAAAACAGACGCTTCTAGTGGGAGTATTACAACAGTTTCTTCAGCGTCATCCGCACAAATAACATCAACAGCTCATGGGTTAGATACTGGGGATTATGTAGTATTTAGCGAAATACAAGGTGTGATTCTAAGTAAGGTTAGCGCATTAAATGATAAAAGACTCGCTATAACAAAAGTAGATGATGATAATTTCACGGTTGCTGTTGACACCACATCATATTCAGCTCATACAGCAAGCACTGGAGTGTGGAATGAAGACACTAAAAAGATACATTTCACTAAAACGCCAGATTCGGGTGATACGCTTAAGGTTTACTATTATGCTAAGCCACAACCGAAGAATAATATTCGTAGCCGTATAGACCTTCCTAATCAGCTTATTCCAGCAGTTATACACAGGACTCTTGCTCACTTTCTCAATATAGGCGGAAAACTACAATTAGGCAGTGGACATAATGGATTAGCAGAAAAATTAGAAGATGAATACGTTAGAGTCTCTCGGGCTCGCGAAGCTATGCCACATTTAATTCCTAATCCAATGCAAGTATTTACAACCACACGCAGTGGTTCTTTGGGGAGCTTAACTGGAGTAGATAATGGCTAGCTTTCAAGTAAGAATTGAAGATATTATAGGTGATATACCAAATTTAGGTGACGATACTGCTGGGGACACACAGCAAGCTATAACAGATGCTCTTACTGATGCTACGGCAAACATAATTGACATTGTAACTCCAGAATTGTTATGGATGATGGCAACCGAGTCTACTGGAGTTAGTTCAAACCCATTAGCGACATCACCTATCACTACGAGTAAAATAATTAAAGTCGAGAGACAAAACGATGATGCGGTTCATGGAGCTTATGTAGCATGTTCAAGCATGTCTCCGTTTCTACTAAGCCAAATTCAAGACCCTAGTAGTATACATTATCCGTCAAAGGAGAGTCCAGTGTGGGCTTGGGATAATGAGACTATTTATGTTTACCCAGAACCAGCGTCGGGAAATTTAGCAAGATATGTTTATATTAGTTATCCGCCAGTAACTTATGATGACACAAGCGTTGATTCCCCATTTCCTAGTGAATTAGACCAAGTAGTTGTTCTTGGTGCTTGTGTAAAATTAAAACAACGTCAAATAGCCTTTTTTATAGACGACGAAGACCCTGAAAATGTTCAGGCAAATAAAGTACAATTAGATGATTTATTAGCACGCTACAAAGATGCGCTAGCACCTTATGTAGCACAGCAACCTGAGGCTTAGATGCCTAAACAAGTCTTAACTATCAATGATTTTTCTGGAGGATTGAATAATCATTCAGACCCTAGGGATATAGACGACAACCAATTTTCTACTCTAACTGGCGCACAGCTATCTAAAGCTGGTGTTATTAGGTTTGTTGGTGGCGAGAAGTCATCAGATGCTAAAGCTAGCATAGTTGGCGCAGGAACAATAGCATCTGGAGATATAGGGTCTGGCACTTATGCTTTTAGTACGGACTATGACTCTAGTAGTAACCCTAATCCGACGGATTGGCTTGTATACCATTCAAGCTCTGATGGTAAGTTAGAACTATGGGACGGCACTAATGTCATAACTATAGATATGACTGCAACAGGCGACAATCCATCTTTTTACGACGTAGACGGGATATTGCGCTACTCAGATACTGGGCTTGGGGCAGTAAGTAAACAATACGGTTTTATAGATGACGATTTATTTTTAAATACATCGGGGACATATCTTTCCCCGCGCTCAGAATGGCTAGAAACGACTCAAGACCTTAATTCTTTTAGCGACCTTTCTATAACGTTTGCTTTATATGACTCGTCAACATCAAATCCATCATCATCGGAGATTACAGGTTCTTCTAAAATAATACTAGCATACTCAAAATACAGTCAAAATAGAGGGAAATGGACTGGGGTCTATGAATTTGGTATAGCTCCAGTATATAAAGGTGGGCAAGAAGGCGTTCTTGAAGAAATAGATGGAACAGTTCAGCTTTATAAACACAAAATGTCGTTTAAGTTGTATATATGCTCAGGGACAGTTACTTCGATAGCAGAAGATGCTGATTCTGTATTGGGTGACGACAGAATCGTCGGCGTTAATATTTATTTTAGAAGGCATAGCGAAAAAGATTGGTACTTATTAAAAGAATTTGACCTAATAAAAGGGGAGCCATATAACTGGGATGCTTATGATTCATCAACAGATACCGCTAAAGGAATATGGGGTGGAAGTTTATCTATAGCTATGAAATCTGGAGCGTCTTTAGACCAGTTCAAAGATTCTACGGTAAATATTACATACCATCTTACTGGGAGTATGGATAGCACTAGAAGCGGATTTTTAAGGGTGTTTGGATTTTTAGTTAATCCTGTATATCTAGAATTGCCAGCAGGCACTAGCGCTGGGCAATTTAGTCATACGTCATCCAATATTATAGAAGTGTCAGTCAAGAATCCCGAGATAGGGACTAGAGAAGTGTATTGCCAGATTCTAGACGAAGAATTGAACGTAGTAAAAGAATCCACAAAGACAGAAGTCACATTCGTAGAAGGTACTGTTTCTGCCCCATCTACTGAAGGTGGAGCTAATAATGCGGAAGAAGACCAAGAGCAAATGCAGTGTTTCTTAGCTAATACTAAGATTCTTATGAGCTCTGGGGAATTAAAAAATATTCAAGACATTAAGGTTGGTGATATAGTCTCGTCTCACTATAAGGGAGATTATGTTAGTGGAGTTGTTACAGATAGCCTTATTCATCCAGTATACGATGTTGTTGATGTAGCTGTGGTGAACAATAAGCTGTATTCAACAGCTAATCACCCAGTTATGTTAAACGGAGTATGGAGCGAAATACAATATTCAGGATTGAATATAAACATAAATAAGATGTTTGTTGATGTCTTTTACAATCTAGAGATAGACGGAAATAATGTATTTGGTAGTGAGCATAATTTCATAGCAGACGGATATATCGTGTCTGGGCTTGGCGATAATGATGTTTTGAATAAAGTAATGCCAAGACAGAATATGTTTAAAAAGGAATCCCTAAATGCCTAATTACGCCTTTATGAATCCGTCCAAACAACATCTTGGATATAGGTTTGATAAGCCTCCTGTATTTCAGCGTAAATACAACAATAACAACAAGCAACTAAAGGGTGTTCGGTGGAAGACTGCAACAGTCGTGAATCGGCGAGCATATATAGGCAACACACACGCAACCGACTCAGATGGTGCTGTAAAAACATACCCAGATGGCATTTTTAAATCAGACCCTAATAAATTTGACTTATTCCGAGAAAAATCAAAAATAGAAGTAAGTATCAATGATGGGGAATCAATTACATGCCTTTCATCGTTCGGAGATAGATTACTTGAGTTTAAAAATAATACTTTAAACATTATAAACGTGTCAAATGAACTAGAGTATTTAGAATCGTCTCATAAATTCATGGGGACTCATGCAGAATATTCGGTTATAAAGCTTGATAATGGAGTTGCATGGATAAGTCAAATCGGAATCCATCTATTTGACGGGAAGCAGATTAGAAATTTAATAGAAAAAGGGGGTAAATTTCGCTTATCTAGCGATGTATGGGATAATTATAAGTCTAGTACCACTTCTAAGAGTTCGCTTGGTTACGACCCAGAGAATCGCCAATTAATAGTATTCCAAGCAGTAGGATACGGGACTAGCGCTAGTAATAATGTTTTAATATACGATTTTAGACAAGATTCTTGGATTAATGGGGATAGCGCACTTCAAACATTAAACAGATTGGCTCCAGTTACTTACAATAATAAATTATACATAGCATCAGATGTAGCCGTGCAAGGTGTTAGCTTATTTGAATGGGCATCGACAGCATTATCGACGGATAATGCGTCCAGTTTTGAGCTAGTAACTAAAGATTATGATTTTGGAGCTCCTGGGGTTCGTAAAAGAATACATAAGGTCTATATCACTTACAAAACAGGCTCTATATCGGGCGATGTGAATATACAAGCTCAATATTACGTAAATGGAGATACAAGCTCTGCGCAAAATTTTGCTGTAGTAAGTAATGCTACATTAGACGGTTCTATAGCTGAAATAGACCCACCAGATACTGCAAACCAATACTCTGTATGCGTATTAAAGCCTTCTACAAGCTCAATAAAATCAAATATTTATTCAATGATGTTACGTTTATTCGTAGACTCTGCACAAACTAAGAGATATGATTTTGAGATTAACGATATAACTATTATTTATAGGTTGAAAAACCCAAAATGAGCGAGATAAAAAGAGAGATACTTAGGTCTCAGAAAAGTTTATTAGATGGGATACCAGATAATTCAGAAGGACGAGAAGGGGAAAGAACCTACCGTAGGGTAGATGGTTATATAAATCAATACATAAAAAGCGAGGGCGAATGGATTTTACTATCAACATCAGCGCCATTACCTAAGCAAGACGTAAAAGGTATAAGAAGGACTATATACAGTATAATCCAAAGTGATTCGGAATTGACAGTAAATGAGCATCACGATTTAAGTGGCTTAGCTGACGATGACCACTCTCAATACTTGCTAGCAAGCGGGGCTAGAGCATTAAGCGGTTCTTGGGATATGGGGTCGCAAATTATATCGAATATAAATATAGATAGTGGTGCTATTGATGGTACTACTATTGGTACAAACTCAGCTGTTACTGACTTGCGTGTTGATAACCTTAAATTAGACAGCAATGCTATTACATCAACAAATACAAATGGGAATTTAGAGCTAA